TTCCATTCCACGTTGAAGATGGCTTGCGTAAAGGTACTTACAAATCTAAATACATCACTGGTGATGCTACTTTAGAATGTACAGCTCCTATTGCAAACGCTCGCATTTACAACATCAAAAAATAATACATAACATGGGGAGGGCGACCTCCCCTATTTTTTTTAGGAGGTACTATGAAACTAGGTACACAAGTAGAAGTTGACCCTAAAACTGGTGAATGGAAAATCAAACAAACATATGATGAAGGTGTAGTACTCCGTGAATGTAAACGAATGCGTGACAGCATGGAGGAAGGTAGAATTCATGATGGTAAAGCTAAAAAGATTGCTATGATACCACGCCATAGATTTGCTACAGATTTTGAATTGATGCAATATCAACAATGTCAAGGTAAAGATAATGTAGAGGCATCTAAATGGTTAAATATCTGGTTAGCTAAAAACCCAGAATTTAGAACTACCAATACTATTTACTCTGAAAATACAGGTAAAATTATTAAATCTACAGCCAAATACGGGGGTATTTAATGATTAGAGTACAATCCGTCATTGAGAGTATTTTATATAACTTAGACGAAGCGTACAATAGACAACATTCTAATAATGAACTTATTGATGCTATTAATAGCGTATTGAGGTATGTAAATTTATCTCTTATCAATGTAGAAAGCTCTTATATTGCCAATAAGGTTAATATTAAACCAAATAATGGTGTAGCTAAATTACCTAGTGATTTTGGTAAGTTTGACAGTATTGAAGAAGATACTAATAAGACTTATGAGATTATGGGTAATAAAATCTATCTTGAAAATCCTACAACATTAAAATACTATCGTATTATTAATGAAGTAGAAGATGTAACAGATGAGATTGATTTACCAGCTGTATTGTTTGATATGTTTGTACGTTTCTCTACGATGTTATTAAGAAAAGAACCTGATAAAACAGGTGGTTCTGATGGCATGGCTAAACTAATTGCTGATGAAATCAAAAAGATGACAGCAAGTGATAGTAGCAGACCTATTGAACGACCTATGCAGTTCTATGTATAAGGAGCCGTAATGAAGGTAAAAGAAATGTTAATTTTAGCAAGACAACGCCTTGGCGATATGCAGAAAACATCATACTCTGATATTGAGTTGATTTACTGTTTAAATAACGCTATCGACCGCTTGTCTTATGAATTATACAACCAAAACGACCCAGAACTTACAAAGAAAATGACATTGAATGGTACACAGGAAACCAAACGTCCTGATGATTTCATTGCATTTCAAGGTCAATTCCCTGTTGAATTTGAATACCGTACTGACGGTCCTATTATGAAACATCTTGACCCAGAGTTTGATGGGGAACTTGAAATTGTTTATTACGTAGCTATGCCTCACGTTAAAAGTTTGGAAGATGAAATTCCATTCAAGCGTGTCATGTTTAATAAACAATTATTGCAATTCTTGTTATATGAAGCTAAACCTTCTCTTGAAAAGGAAGGACAAAATAGCAATACTACACCAGCTGACCAAGGCTAGGAGGTAATATGACAGTAAAAGAATTAATGAATAAGGCGGCACTAAGAAACCGCTTATCTGATAGTATTGAAAGTGGGTACGATGACGATGAATTGATTGCATACTTTAATGATGCGATTGATTTTGTATGGCACGTACTTATTGACAATAACTATTACGAGGTAATTGGCGACCATACATTTACAGAAGAAATTACACCAACTCCATCTGATTGGTATAAAGCTACTAACCAAGCTCCATTACAATTAATTGAGAGTGGTAAGAAAATTAAGTGTTATGGTGAATTACCTTATACTGTAAGATATTATAGACGCCCTCAATTTGTATCCACAGTTAATGATGAATTACCTTGGACCAATGAAGCATTCTCTAACATTCTTGCTCAATTGACTATCGTATTTGCAATGAGTAATCATGAATTCGATATGACAGTAGAACAAGACTTTGTGGAGGCTATTATTAATTACTTATAGGAGGATAAATGGATAAACAAAATAACCTGCCATCTACCATAAATGGTGATGGTCGTAAATTTATCTCCTTGCTTAAAGGGTATCTAAATGATATTAAGGTTGCTTTAGAGGACCAAATTAGCGAAGTTACTAAAGTATGGAATGGTATAGCTGATAATCCAGACACCATTACAGAACAAATACAGAATATTACCATTGATGAAAAGAGTGTTAATGGTAATGTATCATTAATGTTACGTTGGGATTCAGTACCAATTAAACAATATGCTGGTGTCAGTATTGATGTTAAAGTCGGTGACTTTCATGATACTCCTGATATGTTTGCCAATAAAGAAGTATTCCAACATTATGACACTGGCAAAACTAACACCTTTACATTGCCAAATGCAGAAATTGGCAAAAAATATGAATTCGTTATTCGTGGTAGGGATATTCGTAATGCTTTGTCAGAAAAAGTCCATGCACCTGTAACATATTACTATGTTTCTGAAGAAACCCATATCCCTAAATCACCATACGAATTTACAGTAATTTTTGATAAACGTGGTGCTTATTGGTCATGGAAACAGCACCCACAAAATGACTACCAATGGACAGAATTACGTTTAGATGCCAATGTAGGAGAAGAACATAATCGGTTAGACTTAACTACTGGTTGGAATTCCACCTCTTTACCATATGCACGTGTCGGTACAGCCTACTTGTATAATAAAGGTGTTGGTAATTCTTATTCTGCTCCAACTACTTTAAATTATTCTAAATCTGTTCCTGCTGCTCCAACTCACATTAATGTTACGCCTGTATTTGAAGGTCTATATATCACATTTGCAAGTATTCCAGAAGATTGTATAGGAGCTAAAATTTATATTAATAATGAAGAACATTTTGTGGCTGATAACAAGTTTAGTTTTAATTGTTCTACTGGTAACTACACTATCAAGATTTGCTACACTGATGTTTTTGGTAATGGCGAGTTATCTAGTCCAGTAACAACAAGTACAGTGGAAGAAATTCCACCAGATGCTGTACACATTACAGACAGAACAGTATTTGATAACGGCGTCATTGTTGCAAAATATATTGGTAATAAAGCAGTGGTAGGCACAAAGATTGCCGATGGTGCTATTACAACAGACAAATTAGTTGCCAATGCTATTACAGGTGATAAAATTGCAGCTAATGCTATTACTTCAGATAAAATTAAAACTGGAGAAATTACAGCCGAGAAGATAGCTACTGGTATTATCACTGGTGATAAACTTAAAGCTAATACAATTACAGGCGATAAAATTATTACAGGTAGCATTTCGGGTGATAAAATTGCAGCGAACAGTATTAGCGGTGATAAAATTCAAGCTGGTTCTATTGATACAAATAAAATAAAAGCTGGTTCTATTACTAGTGATAAATTACAAGTAGATAGTTTATCATCTATCACGGCACGTATCGGCGAATTAAAAACGGCAGATACTGGTGCTCGAACAGTCATTAAAGATAACTTAATTGAAGTTTACGATGAAAATAATCAATTGAGAGTAAGGATAGGTGTATGGATGTAAATAAAGCGATTTTGGATATATATGATAAAGATGGGACTTTAATATTAAGCCTAAGCTCGACATTGACGAGATTTTTAGGAGAGCATGTCGTAACAGACTCTATCGGGGTGATTACTGTTGATAAACAACAAAATGAACAACTTTTTGCGTTTGCATCTTTCGTGTCTTACGAACAAAATAAACCTTTTATGGTTCAACCCATACAAATTGATATCCATGATAATCAAATTTTTTATAAGGTTGATAGTACAGATGTTCCACTTAATACAAGGAGGTATAAAATCATTTATGGAGTATATTAGAGTTTCCAATACAGAAGGCACTACTATTATTAATGATTCTTTTAAAAATTTAGCATTAAAAGAGGTTATAACAACCCCTACACAAGGTGCGTTCGGGTATCAAATATATAATTATAACGAGCCACATTTCGTAATTAACAAAAAAGCCAGTGATTTGGTTTTTGTTGCACCAAACGGGAAAGAGGCTTTTAATAAAGGGTTTATGTTAAAAATCACAGAAAACGAGACTGAATTGTTAACGCCAAGCTATCAAGAAGGTATTTTTAATGGCTATGGACAATTTAGTGATACATATGGAGTTGCCGATACATCTTCTATGTGCGGTGTAAGACACAGTCCTTCATTTCCACATAGCTTTAAATGCTTTGTATATTCTGATGAGTATAAGCAAAGTAAAGAAGGCTTAGAAGTATATGATGAGCATCAAAAATTAATTTTTTCATCTGCCAATAAATATCTTCAAGTTAAGAAGTATATCTATGTCGATGATATTGTCAAAAAATATGTATCACATAATCGGTTGGGCGTTGGATATGTAGAGGGCAGTGAATTTTATCCGCCAGAAAAATACAACCCATATCAATATTGGGGCGTAGTTGGTAGCCATATTAAAATAGCAGAATATAAATTTGACAAACCTATCGCAGTGTGTCCTATCAGTACCCCTTCTTGTACTATCGGTACGAGAGGTAGTTGTATATTCTTCTATTATTCTTTTATCGACGAACGCACAATAGGTATATATGCAGAAATTAGTGTAGCTCATGCAACTGCAAATCACGATGATGCTCCAGAAATGGAATATTTCTTTGACGATGTGGTTAAAATGCCAGTAGGGAATAACAAAATGCTTGGGGTATTAGTTACAGAAATTGAATAAGTGATGCTCATATTATATTGATATATCATAGGAGGTTAAATGATTGAAATAATGCTGCCACCACCAAGGGATAGCATTCTTTTCTATTTATATCATAGTACACCAGATAATGCTGTATATGATATTATTTTCTGTATTTTAGCCGTAACAATTCTATTGTTAATAGATATTCTATTACGGTTTGTTATTGAACTTGTTGAATATAATAAAGCAGTTGGTAAAGAATGCACTACATGGAATATGTTTAAAGCATTATTCCTTGGTTGGGGGGCTGTTACTCTCTCAAATGGGAAAACAAAGAGATTTTTAGTTAGTAAAGCGTTCCGTAAATCTTTATTCTCTAAAGTATCTTTTGAATATCCTATTTTCTTCACTCTCGCAGCTACAGCATGGTCATTACCTGATGTCCCTGTTATGGGATTTAGAATAGATGCACTTTTATCAATGCTATTCATGTTGGCACCGATGTTATGCGAGATTGTATCTATTATTGAAAAATTAAATGAACTAGACGCAGAAGCCTTTAAATGGTTTAAAGAGTTACGTAAATTTATCAAGGAAACCAAAGAGGTGATAAAATCTTGAAGCGTATTCTTAAAATGTTAATGTATGAGAATGGAGGTTTATCCCTCACTCGTACAATTTCTATCTTGTTTGTATTGCTATTTATTGGTGTTACAATTTACTTAGTATTCTTTGACGCTAGATGGGACCATTATGAAACACTTGCTACAATGGCGGCAGGTGGTGGTCCTATGACACAAGTTGCTAATAAATTAATTAACTCTAAATATAATACAGCACAAGGTACTTACGAAGAAAGAAAAGGAGCTGAATAATGGCAAAGTTTAAATCTACTGTACCAGTATATGACATTACCGTCAATCAAGGCGACGACTATTCTTTGCAAATGATTGTAAGTGATAGTAAGAATGTGCCGATTGACATTACTGGTTATACATTTGCTTGTAAAGTAAGAGAAACAGCAGAGAGCCAAGAAGTAATTGCAGAAGCAGAATGTGTCATTAGTGATGCCACAAAAGGTGTATTAAATATTAACTTTTCTTCAGATGTAACTGGTAACATTGATACTGATGGAGACTACTACGGCGAAACTAACTCTTACTATTATGATGTTCAGCAAACTAATGTAAATGGGCGGAAAGAACGTATTGTTCAAGGCAAGTTTATTGTAAGCCCCGGAATTTCTTTCCACTAGGAGGTATATATGGCTGATAAAATTATTAAAATTATACAAGCTGCTACTCCTAATATTACGATTAATCATAATCGTGATGGGAAAGATGGCAAAAATGGTAAAGATTTTAAATTTGAAGATTTCACTCCTGCACAGTTGGAAAAATTAAAAGGTCCTAAAGGTGATAAGGGTGAAACTGGAGAAAGAGGTCCTGCTGGCAATATAGGTCCTCAAGGTCCAATCGGTCCAAAAGGTAATGATGGTCCGCAAGGTCCACAAGGCATTCAAGGCTTAACAGGACCTAAAGGCTTACAGGGTGATGTAGGTCCAAAGGGGGAAACAGGCTCCCAAGGTCCTATTGGTCCTACTGGTTTAACTGGTCCTAAAGGAGATACAGGCGAACGTGGTCCTATTGGTCCTAAGGGTGAGCAAGGTAACGTAGGTCCTGCGGGTCCTCAAGGATTGCAAGGTATCCAAGGTATTCGTGGTGAAGCGGGTCCTCAAGGTCCACGTGGCGTACAAGGTGAGCGTGGTCCTATTGGTCCAATCGGTCCTACTGGTCTACAAGGACCAAGAGGTGAAAGAGGGGAACCTTTCAAAATCAGTTCTATCCAACCATCAGTAGCTGTTATGAACAGCAAAATTGGTACATTTGCACCAAATAGTTTGGTTATGATACGTTCTAATGACGCTGATAACGGCAAGGTATTTGTTAAAACAGATACAGCTTTAGAATATTTAACAACCATGACTGGCGTAAAGGGTGATAAAGGTGATATTGGTCCCCAAGGTCCTATAGGTCCAACAGGTCCACAAGGTCCTAGGGGTGCAATAGGTCCACAAGGTTTACAAGGTAATGCGGGACCACAAGGACCACAAGGTATAGCAGGACCTAAAGGGGATGCAGGTGAAAGAGGACCTCAAGGTTTAACTGGTCCAGTAGGTCCTAATGGTCAAAAAGGTGATATAGGTCCAACAGGTCCAAAAGGTAGTGATGGTAAAAGTGCATATCAATCTTGGCTAGGTCTTGGTAATACAGGTACAGAAGCTGATTTTATTAAAAGTCTTAAAGGTTCAGAACCAACACTTTTCAAAAGTGCAGCTAATATTGTCAAGGTATTGGAAATCCCATTAGATAGCGGCGTAAACCAATGTCAGGGTTTCACATATAATGAAGAAGCAAATGCTTTTTATATTGCTTGTGTAAATAGTGACAATACTAAACAGGTGTTCTATAAATACAATGCTGATTTCTCTACTTTAATGTCCAAACAAACATTTACAGATAAAAATAGATTGGGTCATTGCAACACATTATGTTCTTATAAAGGTAAAATCTATGTAACAAATGGTTCTGTAAATCCTAATCAAGTAGCAGTTATGAATGCTAATATGGCGATTGAAGGAACTGTAAACTTCCCTAATAAAGTCTTTAATCTAGCCTACGATAAAGCTTCAAACAAATTTGTTTCTATCTTATATACTGGTACAACAAAGCAACGTACTATTCAATATTATAATGAGAACAGAGTATTTATCAATACTAAAACAATGCCAATTATTTCTACAAGTCAAGATACAAATGGTGCGTTATATAACGGTCAAAGTATTGTATTTTCTGTTGGTGGTTATATTATTGAAAATTTAGATGATAGTGTGACCAATACAGAGGTAACATCTACACTTGAAGTTGAAGATTTTGCTATATATAATGGAGAGGTGTATTTTACTGTAAACCGTAATGGTAAAGTTGAAGTGTATAAACATAGTTCAAACACTAAATACTTTAATAATATCAATTACACTCCTCCAAGTGTACCAGCATTAGCTAATAATACTCCATTAACGGGTAAAGATACATCTGGTGTAGAATGGGGTTTAATTAAACTTAATAACGGTAATGGCGTAGAGGTTGGCAATAAAGATAAACCAATGGCTTTGTCAGCATCACGCATTACATGGTGGGATGGTACAGCATCTCGTGCTATTTTAACAACTAAAGATTTTGATAATGCTTCTAAAACATTATACACAAAAAAAGAAACAGATGATACATTTATTTCTAAGGCTAAATACGAAGCAGATTTAACAGCCCTTAAAACAGCTCTTGATAAATTAAACCAATAGGAGGTTTTATGGATATTCAAAGTGTAATTGTAAGTGTTGAAGAACTCAATAAAACAAAAAAAGCGATTGCTGATGCAATTCGTGCTAAAGGTGTAAACTCAAAAGGTAGATTTTCTACTTTTGTAAATGAAATTAATTCTATTTCAGCTGGTGTACCACAAGACTATTTAGATAACTTAGATACTGGTAATATATTTATCAAAAACAATCAGAATACACTACAACCTGTTGGTAATATTAGTGAAACACATGAAGATATTAAAGATAATGTGGTGAATGTATATTCTTTATATGATATTAACAACGTGCAAATTGCAGATGGTCCATATAAAGATAGAATTGACTATAATACAAATCAACGAATATTTAATGTTATGGTTAATAATCAAGAATTTGGTCATGTACCGTATACAGTCTTGAGTGCTAGTATTACGCCACAGCCAGCTGAAAATACAGACGGTAATGTGGTTATTAAATATACAACAAAAGGACAAGAACATACATTAACAATGCCAATTAAAGATATGTCAATGGTACAACCTAGCAATATTTACGTGTTGATGCAAACTCCATTAGACGAACATGTCGATGACACACATTTCAAACAACATGTAAACGTCGAAGACTATATGCCAAGTTTAACTCACTTAAAAGGTGTGAGTGTTGAAATAGGCGTATATCAATCTCGTCCAGAAATTTTTAATACACTCAATAATCTAGGTGTTTACAGTTCTATTAATGCGATGTTAATCTTACCAAAAGATGGTGGCGATTTTGAATATATACCAGTTAAACTTATCAAATCTCTAGCATCACAGACAATACCTTTACTTGAAGGATATAACGCTGCCGTGTTAGAATTAGAAGACGACAGACTAGTATTCCATTATTCTGATACAACTGGTAGATTAAATCCTCAATGCATTGTTTCAACTGAAGACGGGGTTTATAATACTGACACTACTATTTTAGACAAGATTAAACAGAATAAACAACGACCTAATTATATTATTGGTATTGCTATCCATCATGATGGCTCTCCTATCACTGAAGAAGAAGTGAAACAAATGGGTATATTCTAATGGCTCAAAAACGTGGTAAAACTAAGAAAATTGTCACTGTTAAATTAGATGACTTAACAGGCGGCATGAATATTGCCAAGTCTCCTGAGTTTATCAAAGATAATGAAGTTGTTCGCCTAGAAAACATGGAATTCGATGTAGTAGGTAGTAAATTAAGAACACGGAGGGGTTTAAGTACCCCTCTTGCTTCTTTTAATTCTCCTGTTACGCATGTATACAATGATTACGAAATGAATGATTTCTTCGTATTCCTCAAAAATAAAGAAGTATACAGATATGAATTCGGCAAACAACCTATATTAATTGGTAAAATTAATGGGGATGCGGAACGCCCTTCCTGTTGTAAATGGAAAGGTTCGTTGTTAATCGCAAGTGGCTCTAAATTACAAGAATACAACTACCAAACACTTAAAGTAATTGAAGGTAGTCCTAATTGTGATATTGTCTTTACACGTTCATCTCGTGTAGTTGTAGCTAAAACAGGTTCTGATTTATTAATTTATTCCGCTATTGGTGATGTAACCAGCTGGAATGAAAATAGTAATGATGCTTCGGCACGTAAAGATGTTAATGTTGGTTATGGTGATGGTGGAGACATTATTGCTGTAGCTGAATTAGCTTCTGATGTATTAGTATTTAAAAGCAATGGCTATATATATGACGTTCAAAATGAACCAGAAGAATGGTCTATTACTCTACTTGCTAATAATTCCGATGTTGTAAGTAGACATGCTTGTGATAATATTAACTCTGATATTGTATTCGTATCAACTCGTGGTTTAAAATCTGTGAAAAGTTCTCAGGTTTATGCTAACTTTAATGTAATGGATATTGGTGATAATATCAATCCAGAACTTAAAGAAAATGTTACTAAACCATTTATTTCTGACCTGCGAAGGACAAAACAAATGGTAGTTAGTGGTGCTTGTAGTAGAGAAATGTTCGTATACCACTATTGGACTGGTGGTTATACTAAATGGATTTTCCCTTATAATGTTACATCAATTTGTGAAAATCAATACCATGTATTATTAGCCTGTCTCTTATACACATT